TTGGTGGAGATGGTGGTGGGGGTGACATTCTTGGTGGAGGTGGTGGCATTATTGGTGGAGGTGATGGAAGAGATGACGGGAGTGTTATCGGTGGTGGAGGTGCCAATGGTGGTGGAGGGGCAATAGGAGTTTCGGGCAAATCAGATGGCAGATCATACACTTCATCCAACGGAAGATCCGTAAGTTCAACACCGGGGAACGGACTAAGTGTTTCTGTAATATCAATCTCATCGTCGGAAACAACAGTGGTGTCAACCGATGAAATTAATTTTCTTCTTCTGAGTTCTTTGCACGATTTAGGCATTCTCGTACACTTATAAAAACAGTTAGAGTCTCCCGCTCCGTTAGCACAACCAGATGATTGTCCAACTCCAGTTGTTCCACAATAACTAACGGGAGAGCAATAGCCGGCATCAACATTACACTGCATCCATGATGGCTCATCACCACACTTCATGAAGTAGTTTGCTCCACCGGTCGGATCTGTAAGACCTCGATAGTTTCCTAAACCGATGTCACCACAAAGTTTGGCTGCTTTCTTTCTTTGTTCGTCATCAGGCTCTCCGATTGGATTGCTTGTTCCATTGCAGAAGCATCTCTTAAAGTTTGAGTTAGGCCAACCACCCTCGAATGGGTTTGGACCAAGAGCGTTAGTGCAGTGTGTATTACCACTACCACCTGGCACGGCTTTGTTTGGATTTTTGTTTCTGTTGTAGATAACCCAAGTGATACATTCTTGACATGGTTTAAATGGTGTTCCTCTTCCCTCTCCGTATGTTAAACACTTACAGCATTTCATCTGCTCTGCTAACCATTTTCTATACGCTGGATTGTTAACTGGATCCATAGGACGAGGTAGTGGATCTTGTGTTGGTGGATTACATGGTGGTAACTCAGAGGGAAGGAAACTACTCACGACAGAGAATTCAATCTGTCCCGTGTAATCACCATGAAACTGTTGTCCAGTTTTATCCAGACCATTCGGCATGAAGTATGTAATTCCGTTAATTACATGCGTATGATAACCAGAGAAACCTAATCTTCTTTCATTTTCATTTCTGAACGAGTCTGGCTCTGGAGACACCTTTCGTGCGGATGTTGGAGAAAGGAACAGCGGATAATACCCACCCGCAGCAACTGGATAATCAAATCCGGCTCTGCCCTCTGGCTCGGATTGAAGAATTTGACTGTATGTTGCGTACTCATCTTCATTCTCGCAGGGAAGATAAAGTTCAAAACCATTTAAAACTTTTGTGTGATACCCGTCACATCTAAGTTGCTTTGATCTGTTCGTTGCCTCTTTTTGTGTTTGATACAAATCAAGAACGGAAATTGCCTCAAAAGTATCTGGTCCTAAACTATCTTTTATATCTCTATTCGCAACAACAAGAGATTGTGTGTTTTGTCTGTCTCTGACGACTCGTATCGCTGCACTTAGTCCCGGCAGTCCTTCAACATAATAAAATAATTCACCATAATTTTTGGGAACTCTAAAGTTTAAAGTTTGATCTGATTTCATTCCACCAAATCGTCTTAATCCAGTTAAAAGTTCATTTCCAGAGGATCCGTTTGATCCGTCGTATTTCGTGGAAATCGAAAATTTTACTGTTTTGTCGTTGATGACTAAACTATTATCGCTCAAGTCGAACTGATAAAGTTTACCAGCGATCAATTCTAATGGTTTGTTGTTCTCACCATCAATTAGTATTTCTCTTTTATCTCCGTTTAATATTTCTACTTTAAACTTTTGAGTTAGTTGTTGTCTGTCAAAATTTGGATCTGCTTGATTCGCTGATATGTTTTTAAGTTGTTGAGCATAATTTCTATACTCTTCACCAGATTTAAATTGAGTAACACTATCTTCAATCGCTTTGTCTATTCTAGATGTAGCCAGACCTGCATATATGTTAAAGGCTGAATTTATGTCTAAGCCAAATTTTGAGTAAGTTTGGAGATCGGTTGTGACTGCAAATCCATCTTCCGTCAGTGTTGCTCTTCCTGTGGGAATTACACCTCGCTCATTTGTCAACAGAGGAACGGTGGATCCTAATGCTATCGGAGCGATTCCGCTCTGCTCGCTTGAAATTGAATCTGGACAAATCTCGCATTCTTCAAAGTTAATCGGACCCCCCGACACGGCTGGAGATGTATTCTCCACAAAAATAAATTCATAACCATCTCTTTTTGCCTTTAACTCTCCAAATGAGCGAGCACCGTTTTCGCAACGGACTAAAGATCCTGCCTCAATATAACTACTGGTTTCTGGATTAAAAACAGGTGTTTGTGCATAAAAACAAAGTGATCCTATTTCACCAGTCTCGCTTTTAGAACTTTTATATGATGTTATAATAACGGGTGAGCCGATTGCGTTGTATTCTGGTAAAACTTTATCGACGGTAATGTATTCTTTGCCAACTTCATCGACAGACAACCCTGTTACTTTGAACAATTTATTTGAGTTTATATCACCAGATGCCGCTGTTATCTTGATAAAATCATTTGCGACAACTCCAAGTCTCGATAAATTTTCATCTGAATTTATTCCAAGTTCATTGATGATTTGATAAATTTGTCTTGGTTTTGTTTGTGATGCAAAAGAAAATTGCGGAGTATTTTCAAAATTATTTGATCGGTAAATACTCACCTTAGAATTTACAGAGGCACCACTTACATTTGTTGCTAGGACTTTGTTTTCAGTAATAAATTTTTCAAACTTGTATTGACCAGAAAATTCTGCCGTAACATTTTCCTCTTCGTCAACATATGTGCCGTCGGTTACTGTAAAAGTTCCGTCAACAGTTTTTCTAGAAAAATTACTTCTTAAAAATTTGGAGTCAACATTTGACATCGAATAATCAAATATAAACTTACCCTCACTTACTATGACATTTGGTGTTGAACTTATTTTTTGAATTTCTGTTTTATCATCTGTGCTGTTGATAAACCGTAAACCAAAAAACGTCAACGAATCAATGGGCTCTAACCTTCTTCCGGAGTAGGCATTGTCATCATATACTTCGTAATTCATATTATGAGCCTAAGTAGTGAAGTGATTGATTTCCTGAAGCGGCTCTTGCATACAGAACCGAAATATTATTAATGCTAATATAGCAAGATTCACCTGGCTCTAGTGGCATCCCTTGATCTGGACGATTTGTTAATGCAAACCCACCGACAAAAATTACATCTGTGTTATCAACACTTGCTTTAATTTTAACACCATCTTTAAGAGTTCCACTTCCTCGCACGACTTGTGCAGTGGTATTAAAACTTTTCGTTCCTGCAATTATAGTGCCTGGTTGTTCAATTTGTGAAATTGTTACTTTTACCTTACCAGAACTTAAATCATTTCTAATAAGAGGAATATTGGTAGAGTCTTGTTTAATTCCAGATAAGTTATTGACAATTGGCTTACCTGAATTTTCAAGACTGTTAAGAATATCTGTGTCGTCGATGGACACCAAGTTGTTAATATTTGCACTAATTGGTGATGATGTGGTAATCGGAACTGATCCACCCTGTTCACCTCTAACGATGACGGGATTTCCAAGACCACCAGACATACCCTGAACCATCAGACCATTGCCGGGAGCGTCGTTTGTAACACCGTGAGTGGATGAAACATTTACCGTTGCAGTGAATGATGTATTGGTAACTGCGACTTTAAGTGCATCACCAGAGAACCCTGCGGTCGTGCCATCATTTGAGAAAAGTTGTGCCGCAACTTGATTTGCTTGATTGTATCCAAGAACTGAAATTGAGTCGGTGGACGCAAGTAAATTTCTACCTCCAGAGATACCAACAACACTGTCTTGAATCTTAATACTATCTGTGGAGAAATGTAATTTTCTCCCACCCGTTACCGAAATAGGAGCCCTTATTCCAGTTATGCCATCTGTTCCACTTACACCATGAACCAAAAGCCCAGAAGATTCATTAATCGAAACGGTTCCTGAGATACCTAGAGGATATCCATTTGTCATACCTTGAATATAGCCTGTTACTCCAATTAAACCACCGGAGGTTGTTCCTGCGACTTTAAGGAAGTTTTTTCCAAATGTGTCGTGTGGATTTTTAATTTGAACATGACCACTCACACCCATCAAAATTCCAGTTACACCAATCAAATTTTGATAACTTTGTAAAGTTACTGGAAGAGGGTTTGCTTCACTTACTCTTTTTGTTATAGTATCGTCACCAAAAGCAACTTTTTGGATTGAAACGTGTGCATTAGTCAAACCTGCACCTGCGGCAGCAAAGTCTGTTGCCATATTTGCAGTGTTTCCACTAATGTCAATTACTATGTTTGATCCAGTATCGGGCATTTAAAACTCCAATAAATAGTACGGGCTTGACTTTCTAACTCCAAAGGGTATACTTCTTTTATGATATTTATTGAACAAGAGCAAGAAAATTTCTCCAAACAGGTTGAAAAGTATGTTCTCCACAATGGAGGCACCTACTTAGATGCTGTTATATGTATATCAGAAAAAATGAGTATTTCTCCAGAGATGGCCGGCAAGTTAGTCACAAAACCACTGAAAGAAAAGTTGCAAATGGAGGCAACTAAACTAAACTACAATATTAATGTCCCAAAAGGACAAACATCACTATTTTGAAGTGGGGAGTTCCCACAAAGTTACAGGCCAAGGGAGATCCTTGGGAAAGGAAAGTTTATGAGTTTTAAAGACATGAAAAGAAAGTCTGTCGGTAGCATCAGCGAACTGACAAAGAAATTAGAAAGTGCTGAGAAGAAAAATTCTTATCAGGATGATCGCTTCTGGAAACCAACACTTGACAAAGCAAGCAACGGCATGGCTGTTTTTCGGTTCCTCCCAGCACCGGAAAATGAAGATATGCCTTGGGCAAAACTTTACACCCATGCGTTCAAGGTTGGTGGTCGTTGGTATATCGAAAACTCTCGCACCACGATTGGTGAAAAGGATCCAGTTTCAGAGATGAACTCAGAACTCTGGAACAGCGGTCTTGAATCCGACAAGGACATCGCTAGGGATCGTAAGCGTAAGTTGTCTTACATCTCAAACATCCTTGTTCTAAAGGATCCTGGCGCACCCGAGAATGAGGGCAAAGTGTTCCTCTACAAGTATGGTGTGAAAATCTTTAACAAGATTCAGGAAGCAATGCAGCCTGAGTTTGATGACGAAGATCCTATCAACCCATTTGATTACTGGGCTGGTGCGAACTTCAAGTTGAAGGTTCGTAAGGTTGGTGGTTACATCAACTATGATAAGTCTGAGTTTGAATCACCTTCCGAGTTGCTCGGTGGTGAAGATAGTAAACTTGAAGAGTTGTGGAAAACACAGCACTCTCTTCAAGCGTTCGTTGCTCCAGATCAGTTTAAGACTTATGATGAATTGAAGAAGAAGTTGCAAGAGGTTGTCGGTGACGATATCCGTGCGACAGAATCTGACTTCGTGAGTCAAAAGACTGTGGAGGATGTTGTTGTGGAGGAGACAGTATCCTCAGACAGCGGAGAGACAGAGGGTGAGGAGACTGACGCTTTGTCATATTTCCAGCAGTTGGGTAACGAAGACTGATTTCATTTTGAGGATGAATGAAATCAAAAAAGCCCCGCTTCGGCGGGGCTTTTCTTTTATCCTAAACGAGTTCTCCATATTGGATGACTCATGTTATCTTTTGATGCCACTTTAAATGACGAGTCTCCAGATATTATCTGCGACGAACCTCCACCCTTTTGTGTTCTACTCATGTCTCCAGTTGGAACGGGAATCAATTGAGGTCCCTCGGAAACTGCTTTACCAACTTTCTCATCAACACGAGTCATGGTTTCTTTGATCAGTGCCTCATTACTTTTTTGAGTTTCTGCCTTTTCTTTAACTTGTTCTTGAATTCGACTTATTTCCGTTGGTGATTTGAATGAAACATCACCCATTCCCTCATTTTGTATTCCGGCTTTAAGAAGTTCTATCCCCGATAGTCCCTCATACGATGTCTCGGGTGATTGAATTGGAGCAGACGCAACAGGTGGTGTTGCACTCTCGGATCCCATAATTTTTTCTGGACTTGGTAAACTCATTGATTCTTGACTAGATTCAACTGGTGAACTTATGTCGCTAAGTGCTGGATCTGCGAGTCCAAGATTTTTAACGGTTTCTCTTAAACCAGCGTTTCTCTCTTCTTCAGTTTCCGTCATCTTTTTAAGATCAAATTCTGTCCTGTTTATCTGACGTTGAATACTCTCCATTTCTTTTCTTTTTCTATCTTCAGGCAGACTTGGGTTATCTGCTGCTTTTTGTAGTCTTTTATTTAATCTATCTACTCTTCTAGTCAGAACGGCTTGTTTTTGCTGTTTTTTCTCTGCTTCGGTTTTTGGTTTTTTTGCTTGTAGGTTTAGTAGTCGTTCATATTTTGCGTCTGACATGCCAGGCTTCCCGACGACGTTTCTGCGGTATTTTTCATCTTCAAGCATTTCGGGGACGTTTATTGAAGTCCGCATTCCAGCGTCCATGACTCTTCTTCTTGCTTTCTCTACATCAGATAAATCAGAGTCATACATTATTCTTTCTCTTTCCTGACCCATCGCTACAGTTTCCCTACCAGTTCTCATCGCAAATTCTCTGGTTCTGGCTCCTTGGGCTTCAAGAAATTTCATGTTTGCTGCGTGAATACTCTCTCGTCCACCTTCACCCAAAACTGCTGGGGTTGGATTCGTCACCATTCCCCCAGTTCTGAACGCAGGGATAATCTTGGTTAAAATATTTACATCGTCCCGACTAATCGGGATAAATCTTTTTCCTGACTTGTTTAGTTTTTTCATCAAGATTTCAAATCTAGAAAATGCCTTTGAAAAAATCTTATCTTGCCCGTAATTTCTTTTTTCTTTTTTATTTGATTTAATTTGAGGATTTTCTGCAATTTTTTTATTATTGAATTTCACAGCAGGAGCAACATACTCTGGATTTCTTTTAGCGACGATTCCAAATGAAGGTTTAGTTATTTGATGCTCCTCTTTGGGAGCGAGTTTCTCCATGTCTGGGATTCTACTGTTAATTAATTTTGAAGCGATGGCTTTTATTTTGCCACTAAAAGGTAAACGGATTTTTTTTCTTCTCGATTGAGGCTTTCTACCCCTTCTCTTAAGACCGGAAAGAATTTTAGATAATGTTGTTTCTTGAGGCATTGTTGTTTATCTCTCTGATCTTTTGGTTTTCCTTGTCAATATGTTGTTTTATCAATTCTATGTAGATATCTCTCTCCCACGGCATCATCATTTCAATGTCTGAATAATTCATGTTAAAGTGAATGAATAGGTCTGAGTTTGTCTTTATCATTCCCATAATGGATTCATGACAAAGACTTACACGAAAAAATCCGATATCCCCTCCAGACGAAGTGTTCTAACCTCATCATCCTGTTTTGTTTTATATGATATTTCCTTAAATACTTTTGGTTGATTTTCTACAAAATGACTAACATCTTCGTATTGCTTATGCGTCAAATTCTCTACAAGTTCAATTTTTTCATCAACGGTAAGATCCGATCCCTCATAAACTTCATCTTTGATTATGATCCTATTAATACATCTTGCAATCAGGGACTCTGTTTCTTTGTCTGAATCGAGACTGATATAATCTGCAACCACGGGATTTTTAAGAATTATTTTAAATTCGTCGTTGATTGTAACTTCATTTTTAACTTCAGGAAACTCAATGTCCAGTTCGGTCAAGTTAATCCCAACTTTAATGGTTTCACCCGTAACCGGGCAAATAAAAGTTGGCTCTGCTGTTTCAGCGACAGATTTTGCTCTCAGCATACAGAACAAATATTCAAGATCACATAGGGGTATTTGATATCCATTACTTACGTTATCGACACAACTTTCCACTATTTTTGCCATGGCATTTAAAATAGTGTCATCCCCCTCATCTTGAGTCATGAGAAGAGTTTTTTCCTCCTTGACTAAAAACGGACGAAAGAAAGTTTCTGTTTTTGTTGATGGGATTGTTACTTTAAATTTGGGTAAAGTGTTATGTAAGTGATCTAAAATTTTCATAATTTCTCCATGTTATAATCAACCTGCTGGTTGGGGGACTGCTGATGTCTTATATTCCTTAAATCCAAGACTAATATCCATAGTCATAATTTCATTAAAACTACCCGATGATGCCTGTCCTTGAATAATAGATGTTGGGTAAGCCTCTCTCAAAGACATTTTCCATCTATGACGACCATCTTCTTTTAAGTCCATGAAATATATTTCAACATCTGCTTCAATTAAATCAATATAATTTCCAGTTTTTGTCATATCTGATCCACCTTCTTCTGTTATGAGTGAATGTAAATCAAACCAACTTTCAAAGTATTCTCGGACAGACCAGTTTTGATCCATGTAAAATTGCATGAGAACGCTGGGCTCACCACCGTAACCTCGTCGAATGGGGACTGCTCTTGGGTTCGCTCCCTGTGCGGTCAAGTCATCTAAAACGCCCTCTAAGGATCTACCGGGCAAGGAAACATTAACAGCAGGCATTTCTAATCTTCCAATGGCATCGTGATTAATAAAAACCTCAAAGCGGTTTGTTCTTTGGAGTCCACCAAGTTGACCAAAAACTTTTGATCTATAATCGTCTATTGAGGATCTAAGAAAAGCCATTAGAATAACTCCTTCTCGGTAAGAATGACAAATTCCCAACCTTTAACACTACAAAACTCTTTTGCCGCTTTCCATTTTGCATCGTTTACAACATATGTAGTGCATTCTTGCATATATGTTTTTTTTCTTTTGTTTCCCTTTTCTGGACGGATTGTTTGTTTATATGGCTTTACCTCAAGAACTTTTGTTTTTTTCTTACCGTCCTGTGTTATTAATTCGACGATGAAATCGGGAAAATAACGATGTCTCTTATTGTCCAACGGAGACACATAGGGAATGGTTATTTCCTCACTCCCCCATCGCAACACGTTTTCGTTTGTATCTAAGTATTTACAAACCCGACGCTCCCAAAGAGAACGACAAATTATGTTTGTAGAATCACCTACATATTTAGACTCATTTATCGGTTTATACATTGTTTTGTAAGCCATACCCTATATTTAGGAGAAGCCAGTGGCAAACGAATTCACATATCCAAAAGTAAAACCCTCAGAAGTTCAATTGTGGATCAATTTCACCGCAAGAAACTATACCAATCGAAGAGCAAGTAGAGCCGCTGGTGGTGGTAATTTGTTAAGAGGCAGAGGTCCTCTTTTTCAAGCGACTCTTCCAGTGCCACCAAATATGTCTTCCGCATCAAACATAAAATATGAAGAGGGTGAATCAACAACAACTCCCTTAATTGAAGGTGCCCTCACAGCGGCTGGACAACAGGGTGGATTCTTTAGAACTCTTGGTGGTTTGGTTTCTCAAATTCCTGTTGTGAAAGGACTATCTCCCTCTCTTCTCGCTGATCTTACCGTTGGTGGTTATATTGGATTGGTCGATATGGATAGAGAAGAACTTCTTTTCGCTGGCGCAGGAAACAGAACTTTTCAATTCAATTTTAGTATGCTTGCTAGAAGTAATGAGGAGGCATCGCTCATTTCTCAATTAGCAACCGCATTTGAAGCACATTCTCTTCCAGAACCAAGTGCCGTAACAAATGAAAAAATGTTCCATCCTCCTCTTTGGCAGTGGTACGTTTTTGGTAGTAATGGTAGACAATTTAGAAACTTGGACGCTGGAACTTGGACAGGATTTTCTCAGACCTCCGTTTTGACGGACGTTCGAGTAAACCGAACTGGAGCAGGTGGGGCATTTTCGTCGCCGGTAGGTGATCCTATTGCCATAACTCTCTCCCTCGCATTCACAGAGTTGGAGCCAAACCTCAGATTCCCCGGCACCAACGTTATTGGTTCAAACTCTCAAATCATCACACGAGACTCATTTTAATAAGCGGGCACAATAAATGTATTTTGAAAGTCATCCAAAAATAGAGTACCGTTTTCCTAACCTTAGAACTGTCACCATGATGGACATCTTTAGGTCTGTTAAATTTACGCAACAGACTTTGAGAGATCCTGCTATTTTTGATTTTGTTAAGTTGGAGGATGGAACCACACCAGAAGTTATTGCACAAGAGGTCTATGGTGATCCGTTTCTTTTCTGGTTGGTTTTGATGTCTAACGATATTATTGATTTTAACACAGAGTGGCCAAGATTTACTGGACAGGAAGCATCAACACTAAGATCATCTTACGGTGGTGGATATTCATTTTATTTTTCTGAGGAAATGGATATAAAGCGTGGTGACATTATAGCAACAAGAGATGCTTCTGCTGATGGTGATGTCGGGGGAGCATATGGCATTGTTAGTGATTACTATGAGCCACTGAACAAAGCAAATGTTATTCATAACACATTCTCCTCTTTAACCACAGGAACAAGTGGACTCGATTCGTTCTATGTTTTTAGAAGAAACGGTCCAAACAGGTATTCTAGATTGTCTGCTGGATTTGAAAGTGTAGATTATCTCCAACCCAAAAGAATTGACAAATTGGTAGACTCCGTTGTTTATTTTAAATTTGATAACGTTATTGTCAGCCCGTTAGCAAATTACAGCACCTCTGGCACCTTCACCAGAAACAACGAGTTAAATTACTCATCAAACAATCGAAAATCATCCCAGAGAACTCTTACACGAGCGTATCTGGACGGAGAGGATGATGCGATTAAAAACGATAATATTCAAATTGTTCAATTTTCTGATGAACTACCGAGCACCAAAATAGAGAATAGTATAAAAGTTATAAAGAAAAAATATGTTTCCGATGTAATTGTAGAGGTGCAAAAACTTATTCGAGGTTATGCCAATATTTCAGGCTTAAGTATTTTGAAATATAATGGA